CAAGCCATTTATAATATTTTCGGCGTTCTTTTGGAACTCTACCGTTAATATCAAATCAGCTACGGTGTACTCGCTCAATGGCTTCTTTTTGTTTGTTCTTTTTTTCTTTTCCATAGTCTTTTATTTAGGAGGGGCTTTTTACACCCCTCCATAGTTATAAAGTAGGTTCGCCAAGTACCTCTATTTCTCTGTATATTCTTCTATCTGTAGGCTTTCTTGCCCCCTCTTGACATTCTCAATAAAGCCTTGAAAGTCGTTAGCCTTTGCAACGTCAAGTATAGCTTTAAGACGCTTTGCGCCTAAGCTCTCACCACGTGCAATACGGAACACCTTAACAGTTGGGTTGGCTGCGATAACCAACTTCGTTGCGACTTCCATTTTTTGGCTATCACTTACTACGCCGTCCATAAATGGCAGCCCATTAAGCGTTAAGCCCTCATCAGAGAACGAAAGCCCCTTTATTGGCAAGTTTGCATTTTCAATAATGCCCTTGTGCTCTTTCTGCAAGTCGCTCACCTCGTCGCCCAACTCATCGTATTTGCGTTCTGTGGCTCTAAGGTTGGCTTTACGCTTTTGGTATTCCTCGACCTTTGCAACCTTTTCGTTGTGAGCCTGCGCGGCTTCAAAATTACTTGCCGCGTCCTCGTTTCCTTGTGTCTTTTCGTATTCAGCAAGCCACGCCTCACAGTTTTGTTTTCTCTTCTCGGCTTCCTTGCGCTTATCTTCGATGATATATAACGCTTCGTTCATAGCATTGCCAGCTTCTTTAAGTGCCTTTTCGTAAGCCTGCCTTGCTTCTTCCAATTTGCCCTTTGCCTCTGCAACTGCTTCCTCATAGCTATTTTTGACTTTCTCCAAGTCTTGTGGCACTTCGTTAAGCTGTTTGTTACGCTCCTCCAACTTTTCACGTACAACCTTTGCCTGTGCGTCAAGCTCGGCACGTTCCTGTTGTTTTTGCAGCATTTCGGTAACGTCGATACGCTCCGTGTACTTCTTTTCGTCGCCCACTTGCAACGCTTCCTTTGCAGTTTTCACCTGCGTTGTGAACGTCTTTATATCTCGATTGAGGTCGGTGCGCTCGGCTTTCTTTGCCTTTACCGCCTCTTCAATTTCAAAAAGACGTTCTTGCGCCTCTTTAGGCAACAAGCTCTTTACTACGTCTATTTGCTTTCTTCGTCCCTCTGCTGTTTCGCTCCAGTTGCAGAACTCAACGGCGTCAAAATTTTGATAGCCGAAAAGCTGTTGCAAGAACGACACATTGCCACTTTGTACGCCCTCGCCCTTGATACTTAATGTACCTCGTGGGTTAGCTTTGGTAAAGGTTAGCTTTACTTCGTACTCTTTGTTGTCGTCGCCAACAACCATACGTGCAAAGCCCTTTTCTTCTCCAGCTCGTAATACTGCATCACGTTCGCCCGTGAGAAGTGCTCCTATCGCTTTCAGAACTGTAGATTTGCCCAGCTCATTATCGCCAGTTATAAAGTAAATGTTGCCCTCAAAATCGGCGTCAAAATCTTTGATAACTTGAAAATTTCTTAACTCTAATTGTTTAACTCTCATAATTTGTTGATTTTAAGGCGGCAATACACCGCCGTTGTTGATATTTTGTTTTTAACTCTCTTTCTTTACGATGCAAATATAAGCACTTATTTTTAATAACCAAAACTTTTGCCTATTTATTTTTAGTTTTTTGCACTTTTTTACTAAATATGGTTAGTTGGCTATTGAAAAAACGATTTATTATATCGTCTATCTCTTTTTCTTGCCTCTCTTTCACATCTTGCAAGCCACCAAAGCGGCTATCCCGCCTTTGCGTGTGTCGCAACTGGCGCACCTTGTTCATAAAATCGGCAAATGTTAGCAAGCTACTATCGCTTTGCACTTGTGCGCCCTCTATTATGTTACGGCATAAATTTTGTAATTCGTTCGACTTCATAGCGTCAAACGTGTTTACCTGCTGGGCTATCGTCTTTCTTCTCATACTAAAAAAGGCTATTGCGTATTCTTTCGGGTAAATTTTGAAGCACCCACGATAAATTGTTTTGCAGCATATAGCGTCCAAAGTGCATCATAAGTATAGCGTCAGCGTTCCACAACGTTGTATTTACAATAGGGTACAACTTACGAGCAACTTCTTTGTATCTTTTTTTCCTTTCGCTCTTTTCCTCTCCTTTGATACGTAGCTTTAGTACGCTTTGCCATTTAGACGGGTGAACAAGCACAAAAGGTATATCCAACAATTCTAACACCGCCTTTATTTCCGTTAAGTTCGCCAACATCTTCTGAATACGAAAAATTTTAGGGTTGAACTCACCCTCTGACGCCCTCACATCATCGGGTCTAATGCTTAATTTTTCCACAAATACAATAGGCTTTGAAATACCTTTGTAATGTTGCAATATATCCCGCAAGCCGTAAATATCTTTTGGCATACGTATGCATTTAGGTATATCTTTTGGACGATAAATACAAATACCACCATTGCTGACGCCCGGGTCTATTGCGATAATGCAATTAATTTTCATTTTCTTTTCTTCCATATCTTTTTTATTTATATCCTTTTTTCAAATTTTGTAGCTTCTTTCCGTCCATAGGACAGAACTCACCAACAGCAGCAGCACCCTCTTTCAGACAAAAGCCGCAACTCTGAACATCACACCTACTGCCAAAGGTGGGGTTGTAACCATACTTACAATTTACACACCTACGTTTCATTGCTATCACCTTTTTTTTATAGTTTACTAAGCCATTGCTCATAAATACTTTTTGCAACGTTGTACATCATCAAAGGGGGTACGCTCATTCCACACACATAATAAGGCTTTACGTTCAAAAAATTATAATCTCGTGGAAAAGTTGAGGCTTTTATTATTTCGCTATTGGTAAGGTAACGAGGTTCATAAGGCGATACACAGCACTCTATCTGTGCCGTAAGTGTGGGCAATACGTTTTCTTTGTAAACGTAATTACACCCATAATAAGCGTAACCGTCAAATAGTTTTCCATAAGCTACTGACATATCTTTATCGTTCACGCCTCTATGCTCCCACAAATAAATACTCTTTTTAGGCAATTTGTTTTCCAACACCCCACTATCCATTATTTCAGAATATTTTACCTCTCTTTCATTAAACGTTATTTCTATTTTTGGAACTCGTGTAAATAGGTCTTTTTGCCACAAAAAAGGTATTGCCAAATCTTTGCGCAAGCACAAGAAAAACACACGCTCACGACGCTGTGGAACACCCATATTTGAGGCGTTAAGCAAAAAGTGTTGGCAATAATAGCCTGCCTTATCGAATTGCTCGTATATCTTTCGCAAATAATCTTTTGCATTGCCCAATAATAAGCCTTTCACGTTTTCAGCAACAACAACTTTTGGCTGTAATTCTTTTGCTAAATCTACGAAGTCAAAGAAAAGAGTATCAAGCACTTGTTTTTGCTGCCCCTCTTTAAATTTCTTTTCCTTGCCCCAATCTTTTTCCCTATTGCCAGCCATTGAAAAACTGCTACAAGGTGGTGAGCCGTCCAATATATCTAAATTGTAAAGCTCTAATGGCAAATCTTTGCGCTTTTTGAACTCTTGAATAGGCTCTAAATAAGCGTATTTGGGCTTATGATTTTCTATATAAATAGACATCATACGCTTATCTATTTCGTTGCAACCTACAACGTCAAAGCCTGCCAATTTGTAACCCATTGTGCTGCCCCCCCCACAGGCAAAGCAACTGAATACCTTGCCTTTATCTTTTGTAAACGCCGCATCTTTAAGCGACCAATCATAAGTGATATTTTTCATTTTAAATAGTCTTTTATATTTTTTTTCTCTGTTACCAGCTTATCAAAGCATTGCTCTACCGCTCGATGCTGTGCGTATTTAAAAGCTCCCGTTTGCACATCTTCGTGGCTTTCGCCCTGCAAACGGATAATACTCGCTTGGAATGGCTTTATAAGCCTTGACGCTATACGCTGCTTAACTTCTGCCATTGCCTTGTGTAAATCATCTTCGTTTATTTCAGCCTCTATTAACTTGCTATCTGCAAGCTGCTTATAACACATAAACATTTGTGTTTCTGTGAGCTGTGGCAACTTTCCATTTTCCTTGTAATGCTCGAAAGCCTCAACAAGTACATTTGCAAATTTCCGTATCGCCTTTTCTTGCTCTTCGTCTGTCGCCTCGAGCTGTGGAACTTTGGCGAACACCTTGCCGAATACAATACCCTGCCTCTCTTCATAGGCTTTGAGTATCTTTGAGAAATACTCGGTGTTGAATTGTTGGTAATGGCTTTTGTCAGCCTTTCCGTATTTGTCCTTTGGCAAATACTCGTCAAGCTCTCCTACCATAGCCAGCTCAAACGCTAACTTTACATCTTTCAAGCTCATTTGTGGAAAGTATTTGCGCAACATATCCAAAAGGCGTGTTTGCCTGTATTGCCAATCTTCCGTGTTTGTTGGTATAATAAAGCCAACATCATTTGCAATACCACGAAAAAGCATTTTTGCCATTTCTACAAGCTGTATGGTATCTTCGTACTCGCCTAATTGCTTTAAAGTACTTGCCGTGAATATTTCCTGCTCGATACGTGTTAAGCCTTTGAGCGTTTCGGGCAATTGCACCAGCGCACGGCGCAAGTCTACCGCCTTTTGCCCTTGTTGTGGTGCGTACAACATCAAAGACGCTTTGCGCCTTAATGCTGGCGTGTTTGCCGCTTTTACAATATCATTTGCCATAGCTTATAAATTTAAATAATCTGTCATTTGGCTATAATTAGTGCTTTGTTGTTGATACTGTGGCTTTAAATGCAATGTACCCCTTTCTTTATCGCTTCGCATAAAGTTGCGTATCGTTGCCAACCAACCATTTTCAGTTCTTTTTGTATTGCTGCTTGTGCTCCAATCTTTAACAGTGTGATAATAATATAACACGTCTATTTGCTCGTATGCTTTTTCGCTGAAACGCTCCAAAATAAACTCCTCTGTTAATATCGGGTTGTCGCAAAAAAGCATTTTCTTTTCTTTACTATACTTGTTTATTTTCTTATCTTCTAATAATTCTTTATTATATGCCCCCCCATTTTTACTGTGGGCTGTTTTTTCAGTTGGCTGTTTTTTCAGTTGGCTGTTTTTTTCAGATACTGCGCTTTCCTGTGTATCTGAATTTTCAACCTCTAAATCTTCAAATAAATTTCTTTCCTGCGCTTTATTTTCCTTTGGCTTACTCATTAGTTCTGATAAGCCGCCCACTGTGTCGCTAATATAATAATGCTGTCCGCACAAACGTCCATTCTCGTGGTGCGCCTTGCGTACACAATAGCCAAAATTTATAAGTTCACGGAAAGCCTTTAATATTCGGCTTTCTTTCTCTTCAAATTTATTTGCCACTTGTGCCACGCTAATGTGCCACGTTTGTGGTAGGCTTAGAAGATAAACAAAAACTCCTTTTGTAAAAAACGACATTTCTGTATTTTGCAATATCTCATTACTCAATATTGTAAAATTTTCGCCGTTGTTGTGTCTGAAAATTTTGTGTTCCATAATTAAAAATACCCGCCAATGGAAGCCACTACACATTCCAAAGGCGGGTTTGTTTTGCTTAAATTAGCAATTATCTTAAATGCTTGGTAGTGGATAAGCATCTTGTTTCAAAAAAAGAGCGGCGCAAAAATCAACGAAAAATCGCCGCTCACTGGGGTATCATTTTCTCCTACGAATAGAATAAATTGCGATTGCAAATGTAGTGCTAATATTTTAAATATCAAAACTTTTTTGCATTTATTTTTTATCTATCGACAAAATAGGTTGATTTGTTGGTGCAAACGACTGCTTGACCAACTTCACGTTTTCCTCGCTCTCATTAGGTATCAATGAAACGACGGGGAAGCGGCTGTTGTCGTTTGGCTTTTGCGACGTGGCAAATTGCACGTGTAAGTCAAAGATAACACCACGTACACGCCCTTTGCTCGCAAGTACAGCGTCGAAAGCGTTGCGTATCTGCGGAATGGTGCTCGCTGCCCCCTTTGTAGTGAACGACCACACGCCAGCAATACCACGCACGGTGGGAATAACGAATGTTAGCGTAAGTGTTACACTCCAACCGTCAAAGCCTGCACGCACCGCCCTGTTAGGGTATTTTTGCGCTACACCTTGCATCAAGCTGGGGTACTCTTTTATTGAAAACACCTTGTATTCTTTACCATTCCAAATACTGAACGTTTCGCCGTCGCCATAAGCCACAAGCCCCCCTGCATCGTCCCTATACTCGTAACGCTCGGCGCACACCTTTTCGGGTGCATCATCGGGAAACACTATTTGTATAGTCGAGGGCTTCTCTCCATAAGCCTTTGCAAACAAACTTGCGTATTTGCCACTGGGTATAAAGTAGTCGGTACTTGTGGGGTATTCCTTGCCACTTTTCCCAACTACTTTTTTGCCTATGTGTAACGTTCCGACACGTGGCAAAGCAAGCCTATTATCGGGCGTTCGCCTTATTATTCTACCACTCATAACTTAAAAGTCTAATTTAGAATTTAGCAAAGAGGCTGTTTTTTGCGTTTTAACAGCTTCTTTTTTACTTTCCTTGCTACTTATCGCCTTTTTAGTTTTAGACTTTGTAGCGGCTTTCTTTGTGGCTCTTTTGGGTTTTTTCTCAACCTTTGCCACTGTCTTTTTTACTTTGGTTGTCTTTTTAGCCTTTTTGGTAGCCTCAACGGGCGTCAAATCTTGCTCGTTCACGGCTTTTTCTTCCGTTGGCTTTTCCTCTTCTTTTTTCGTCTTTGTTTTTACAAGCTCTGCAAGTGTTAGGTTGGTAACATTTGGCGTCAAATCTTTGCTCTCCAAAGATATAAAGCCATTGCAAGCTGTAAAGGTGTTATCTCGTTTGCTGTCCTCGATAGCTGCCAACTCCAACAGATAAGGTATTTTCTTTGCCTCGATACTGTCCGTTTGGTCTTTCAAGTGATACGTAGGATATTTACGCCAATCTTTAGGCGCAAAGTTAAACACTTTGTCGATAGGGTGATTTTCAAAATTAGCCTCCCACATCATTTTGTACAAATGTAACTGTACTTCGTGGTCGGGATAAAAGCCCTTGCGTCCGCTTTTGAAATCCACGATAGCCGTTATCCTTTTGTCGCTCCCTGCTCGCTCCAACATCGTGCACGGCAAGTCAAGCATACCTGCGTATTTGTAGATAGGGTGCATAAGCGCAATTTCAACCGCTAAAGGCTTAACGTCATAATCAAGCACAAAGCGGGCAAAAGCAAGCATATCCTTTTTCAGCTCGTCCGCATAGTTGATAAAATCTATCGGCAGCCTGTTAGCCTCGATGTACTTCTTTAGCTCTAAATTCAAGCTGTCTAAATCGTATGTTTTTTCGATAAGTAACCGCTCAAATTGCGAGTGCATAAACGTACCATAGCTCGCACGCTCCAACTTGTAGCGTTCTGCCTCATCGTAGCCCATACTTGCCACCCACTTTGTAAGAAAAGGGTTGTTAGGCATAGTTTGGCTTAATACAGTGGTAACACTTGGAAAGAATTCGGGGTTGTTGTTATCGTCGAAACGATAATAGTATCTGTGCCCCTTACTATTGAGCTGAAATAGTTTGTATGGTGGTTCTACAAGTGCGTCTGTGTCAAAAAAAACGCTCTTCATTTCTTCCACCGTAACACCCTGCATTATCTCAATAGCTCCCAACTCCTGCATTTCTGCAAATGGGTTTTCCTGCTCAATTTGTTGTACTGTTTCTTCTTTCATTACTCGTTGTTTTTATTATTGTTTTTCTCTTCTTCCTTTATCTGCTCTTCTGTCAGCATAACACCCCAAAAACAGCAAAGCGATAACGCCATAAATGCAATGTTATTTAAGCCTAACACGAGGTAGGTTATTGCAAATATGAACAGCACGTACTTTACAATATAAAGCTGACGTAATTCCTTGTTAAGGCTTTCACGCCATTTTTTCAACCACTTATTCATTGCTTAAACCGAACAAATAGTTTGCGTCGCATTGTAGTTCCTCGCAGATAATAGACACCCACTCTATATCTACTTTTTTTGTGCGACCGCCTGCTAAATTTGTCATATTTACTTGCTGGGCGGCGGGGGTGCTGTTTGCCCACAATTTCGCCGCCAACTCTCTCTTTTTTACTTTCTTGCCCAATCGCTCGCAACGGGCAATAGCTTCATTTAATCTAAAAACTTTCATATTGTAATTAATTGTAAAATTTATATCCACACTCAATACACCTCAAACGCTCCCATACTATATTTGTAACGGGTTCGGTGTCATAATCTGTTTGCGAAGTCCTGTACTCGCCGTCTATAACGCCACACTCACCACCGCAATTTGGGCACTCTCCATTTCCGAATAGTGTGCAGTCCATTAGCGTTTGGAAGTGCTCACAAGTAGGCGTATCAATTCCGACACCTCGCAATACTTCACAAATAGTTGTTATTGGCGTGTTTGGCTTTATAGCCTCTGCCAGCTCGTAGCCAATGTAATTTTCGGGGCTTTCTATTGCTCCACTACCTATTAAAGCGTCGGCTATTTTCTCACTCAATATATTAGCGGGGTAATTTGCCACCGCTGCTATATCTTTTAATTTACTGTCTATACGTATCTTCATTGTTCGTTGTTTTTTATTACGCTACAAAGATACTACTTTATTTTTATTTACCAAAACTTTTTGCTAATATTTTGTATAAAAACTTTTAATTTAAGCCTAAATAACGTTTTGCGCCCTCATTTAAGCAAAAAGACACCCAACAATACGCAAATATTGTCGGGTGTCTTTTAATATTGTTTTCGTATCTTTCTGTGGCGTTCTATTTCTTGCTCTCGGTTGTCTTCGTAATATTGCCGTTGGTATTTGAGCTTCTTTTCTCTATTTTTCCTATAATAGGCTCTTTGCTGCTTGCGCCGTTGCTCTGCCTTATTGGTTATCGCTTCATTGTACAAATACGTACAGTAATTTCCATAATATCCAGTGCGTAACGCTATACGAGTACATTCCAAGCCGTCAATCTCACACAAAGAAACGTATTCAGTGCCTAAAAACCCCAATACCATTTCGAGGGTTACATCGAAATGGTCGTTACCCCTTTTATTAAAGGCGTGCTTCAATGGATAACCACCCACCACCGTGTAACCCTCCACGTATTCAACGTTGCATATAGTAGTAGCTTTGTGGGCGTTCTCGTAACACCGCCCCTGCATAGGCGGGAAATACTCTTTAAGGCGTTCTATCTCCTCATTTGTGAGAACATCGTAAACGCTTTTAATCTGCACCACCTTTGCATTGTCAAGGCAGTATTTGTGCCACTTCTTTTCGCTAACACCCTCTGACTTTTGCCAAAGGGTGTTTAAATGCTTTAAAATTTCACTCATCGCCCCACAGTAATTTTGCAATATCATATTTTTTTTGCAAGTCATTGACTGCCTTTTTTGCATACGGCACCGTGTAACTGTGCGTTTTAGGATATTTGCCACTTTTAAGTCCTGCGTGGTATTCAGTCGCTTCCTCTAACTTGTGCGCAAAATAATCTATGCTTTCGGGCATTGAAAGATTTATCTCGCTTTCCCTTTTCGCCCAATATTCAGCACGTCGCCTATACTCTTTCTCTTGCTCCATAGCATCGTGCATTTTGCTAAAATTGAGGTCTTTTTGCTCAAATAGTTTTCTGTGCCTACGTTCCGAATGGTGTCCCACCTTGATAGGTTCACCCAATGCAAGGAAATCATCGTTTTTTGTAGCTGCTGCAAAATATTTATCGCTCTTCTCCTCTTGCTTATCTGCTGCACTTATAAGGCGTTGCGCCTTTGCCTTTGCTCTCTCTTGTGCGTTGTAACCGTCAGCCCTAACTATGGAATAGTAGTAAAAGCCGTTACCCTCTGAAATTTTATTGAAAACTATACACTCGTTTTCTTTTCCATACTTGGTTGATACTTTAATAACTTCTCCCTTTTTGTGCTCTGCGTCGCACTTTGCCACAAACACATTAGGGCAAAATTTCTTGTAAGTGTTCATTTTTTAAATTATTTTTGTTTTACGTCCTGCATTCGTTCCCGTTCTTTTTCTATATACTTAGAACGTTCCAAAGGGGGCAACTCATAAAGCCCCAAACTTATCATAAGTATATTTAATTGAGGGTCGTTTATTTCTGCGCATCTTTGCGCTAAATACCCTAAAATTTCACCGACCAATTTCCAGCATAAAGGATAAACACCATTACGGCTGCACTCTATCGTTTCTTTCAGCAATCTTGGTACATCTGCACGAAATACCATATCGCTTTGTACATATTCTTTTAAACCTTTTTCCATTACTATTTATTGATTTATCGTTATTACTTGCATTCTTTCAAGCGTTCCACGTGCCCACTTTTGACGGTCTTTTTTCCAACCCTCAAAAGGCGTTGTATTTCTTACTTTATCCCTCATATCTTTTGGGAAAAAGCGCACGTAGCTTTCGTAACACTCTTTCGGGTGAGTTAGTAAGCTGTTAGCGATACGCAAACGCCGCCCGTGCTCGCCTTTGCCTACAAGGTCTAAACGCCCAAAGAAAAACGAGCCGTCCACCGTTGCGGCAACAAAATTTCGTTTGTACAGGTGCTTTGATAGTACCTTTCCTTTATTGTTTTTTATTTCATAAAGGAACTTTTCGCCTATTGGCGTTTTTGTTAATACGTATTTGTTCATATTGAAAAGGCGGGGCTTTCACCCCGCTGTTTTGTTATTTTTCAGATGTTGAATACTTACCATACGGGCGATAGGTGTTTAAAGTTAGGCTTTTGCCACCCTCTGAAATGCACAGCCCCATTGCAAAGTCTTTGCAGTTGGCGTACCAATTCTCGCCTTTTTCGTCTTTGTCGGTTGCGTGCTTGAAAGCAAATTCTTTAATTCGCTTCAAATCATCTTCGTTTGTTGTAAATAGAAACGTTCTGTACTCACCGCTAACAATACTTCTAACGAATTGTGCGCCGTTTCTTACTGTAACTTCTACACCCTCTAACTCTGGGTGAATGTTTACTTTAAATGTTTTCATAACTTGTTGATTTTTATTTCCGAGTACCCGCTCGGTCGGTTGTGTTACTTACTTAACACATTGCAAAGATAAATATTTTATCTTAAATACCAAAACTTTTTGCTATTATTTTATCGACTTTGCGTTGTTTTTAGCAATTCTTAACCAAAGTAAAGCGTTTTACGTGTACCAGTACCAAAAAGCGTGGCTATCTCACGACACCCACGCTACAAACATTTACATAAACACTATGTAGTACTAAGAAATCATTATTTTGTTATTGTTATAAACTCACACCCCGTTATTGTAGTATTGGGGTTGTCGCTCACAGCGTCTATTTTTCGGCTCTTTACTTTGTTTGTCCTCCAAAAAAGGAAACGCTTATACTTGACAGTTTCAACAATATTTATTTTATCATAGGTATTTAAAGTGCCTTTGAACTCGCCCGCCTTATTTATACAGCCGTTAAGCGTGTACCACTTATCGTATATATTTATACACTTCATCGTATCGCCTAAATACACCGTATCAGTGGGCAAATAAACGATACTGTCTTTTACCATTGTGCGAAACTTCGTTACCGTGTTTGTTCGCACCTTGACAATTGCGCCTGCGTGCTTTGGCTTAACGTCCATTTTCTTTATTAACGCCGCGTCCTCTGCTCTGTAACGCTTTAAGTCGTCAATTGTGAGCATCAGCCCCTGCACACGCACAGCGTTTAAGCTGTCATCTATTTTGTAACGCTCAACGTCTTGCATCAAAGCACCCACGTTGTTGCGTTGCGTCTGCTCTCTCTGCTTGTAAATACTTGCCCGTTGCCAACCAACCCAACAAGCCACAAGCAAAGCTATAAAGGCGGCAATTGCGCCTATATATAAATACATCTTTTTCGTTATCATAACACCTGCTATTTGTTCATATATTGAATATAAGCTACTATCGCTTCCACGTGTGTAGCAACTATCTTTTGTTTACCCTCTTCCGACAGCAACAACTTGCAATCTTGCTCGTTGTCCATAAAAAGATTTTCGGTGAGCACGGCAGGACACTTGGTATCTCGACACATCGCCAAATTTTGTGCCCAATATCTTTGCGCTGGCGAGTAGTTGCGCACCTTAAGCCCCACCTTTTCTGCGCACTGTGCAAAGGCTGTAGCCAAAAACTTGCTCTTTTCTGATGCGTTAAGCCCTACAAAGACGCTCCAACCTCTTGCCGTCATTGGTTTTCCTGTGTTGCCTGCTGCGTTGCAATGAATGCTAACGAGTAAGCAATTACTTGCGCCAACGTCGGCACATATCCTATTGACACGTTTGCAGCGTTCATTTAGTGGTACGTCTGTTTGTTCTGTTACCACTCTTATGCACTCTATTCCTCGCTCTTCAAGTGCTTTTTGCACTAAAACAGCTATTTCCCGTGCGTATTTGTACTCAAATAATTGTGTACCGTCTTGCCATTTAGGGCTGCGCTTACCTGCTGTTTCAACGCCGTGCCCATTGTCTAATAATACTAACATAACTAATTTATTTTACTTTATTCTTCTTGTCAAATTCCACCTCTTCGGGGTGTTCTCTCTCGTATCGCTCGATTATCTCTTTAATGTGAGCTGGCATTGCTCGAGTGAACTCTAAGCGGATAACGTGGTAAATGATATGCAACGCCATACGGCGGGGGTATGCTATTACCAAGTTACGGAATGCGTTTTGTATATATACATACTCGAATACGTAACTTAACGTCTTAACGACTATCAAAGAAACGTTCTTATCACCTTGCAAGCTCATCACCGAATAGATAACGTATATTATACATACATACAACAAAAGCTCTTGCAAAGCGTTTTTAAACTTGCTAAATCTAAAATTTTTGCAACGCTTTATTGCTACACCGTCAGCCCTCATACCTGCCCATATATTAAAGCCAAAGACAACCGCTAAGGCGTAAATATACGTGTTAGTAGCTGTATAATAAGCAAACATTGGCGACAAAGTGCCAATAAATACTAAGCGTGCCTGCTCTAAAGTAAATACTTTGTCAAACATTTTCTATCCTCCCTATGCTAATAATGTATAATAAATCAAACCAAACGCTGTAACCTCACCTATGTAGTAGGGCTTTGCAAAGCCTGCCCACTTGTACAAAAGCCAAAGCACCAACGCTGCCAATACAATGAAAGGGTGAAATAATGCCACCCACACCACGCCACAGATAAGGGATACAATAGCCCCTATTGCGTGCATATTGTTTGTTTTGTAATGTGGCGCGGCTGCCACCGCAATAAGCCCCCATACGGAAACTATCGAAAGCAAGTGCGCAAAGCCCTGCCCGCTCTTTTCAACCATAGCGGGCAACAAGCATACACCAACTACAAGAATAACAGCTGAAAACAACCACTTGTGTTTACCTATGTAGAAGTTATCGCTTACGTATTCACGCACACCATACAAAAAGCCCATAGCGACTAAATAAGTCGCTAAAGTAAGGGCACTAATTAAAGCTGTGAACAACTCCATAATTATTTTGTTTTCAAGTTCAACTTCTGTGGATAATTAACCGTGTAGTCGTATTTCTCGACTTCCTCGACTGACTTCAACCCCCTAACATTGAATAGGTGTGTTTGCGTTACATTGTGCGCTTCATAAGCATAGCTTTCTATGGCATTTATCAACTTCAACGCAAGCTGGCTATTAAGTACCATTTTATGCCCATTCAGCCAAATAGTGTTCTCTTCCTTGCCTTTCTCAATATCTAATACAATATCTCGATGTATTGGTAGGCGTTTTTCTAAGTCTACCCACGTAGGCACACCGTCCAACGTGAACTCATTCACGGCATTGCTATCATTGTAAGCAAGTATTTCCGTAACCTTTGCGTCGATAGCTTCTTTTAACTTATCTTCGGGAATTTCTACCTTTGTGTAGCCATATTCCGACAACGTTTCATCTGACGGGTTGATTATAACGCCATTGTCTACTTCGATATAGTGCCCGTTGTAGGTCTCTCCTGTTGCTCTATTGATATACTTTATCATATTTTCTTTTCTATTATATTGATGTTAGGGTAATCTTTTTTATAGTACTTTGCGCAATTAGACTGCACATATAGGGCGTTTTTAGGGATTGGCTTAAACTGTGTATTGTAATCAACTTTATTTCTATTTAAAAAAATAAAATATTCTATTGCATTTAGTGCATCATTGCCAAAACAAAAAGCACTAATAAAGTTTACCTTTCTTGGTAGTGATACTAATAAACAATTTTGGACAAATCTAAAAGTTTCTTCTCCGAACCTTACAACGTCGGCACTATATTGTACTTTTCCTATGCCATTTTCATAGGTGTGGGAAACGACTTGCAAACCCTCTTGTTTATAATATCCACCCATTAGATTTCTTTCTGAACTATCAACTTTCTGCCCGTCCGTCGTGATGTACCACAACTCGTTATCGGGCTGTTTGCTGAAATCAACGCCACATATTAGCTTATTAGCTCTTGACATCATATATCGTCTATAACTCATAGCCTTACCTCCTAATTGCTTATTAATACAGCAAGACCATTTACTACCATACCTTGATACATCTTACCCTTTAGAATGGTTGGCACTACTTCATCTACCCACTGCACGCCCTGTAATTGAAAATCAGTAGCTTTGTCGGCTGGTGTGGTAAATTGGAAGTCGTATTCTGCACGTATGTTTGGCTCCGTATTAGGCGCAAGCGTCAATCTAAGGCGTTCAACCTCGCCCCATACGTGCATCGTGTTAGGTGTAAGCGCAAATGTTGTGTCATTTGTGCCGTGATTGACTAAGGCTATACGCCCGTCTTTTCCGTCATCGCCTTTCTTTATCTTTTTTGCCGCCTCGACTGCCTCATCTATTTTCCGCTTTGCGTAGTCGGTAATCTCTGCGCTCCACCCGTTTGAAAGTTGCGTAAACTCGCCGCTCTCCCACGTGTAGCACTTGCCCGTCGATATTTGGAAAAAGATAACGCCACTTCGGGGCTTCACGCCGTCTGCTGTAACTTCCCCATAGTTGGCAACGTTGCCCCAACTCGAATAATATTTACCACCTGCACGGCAAAGGAACACTTTTTTTGCTGTGTCCCAAACGACATCGCCGCTAATTGTTGAACTCAATTGTACAATTGCGTTTTCCACAAAGTCAGCAAAAGGCACGGCAAAAGGTTTTTGCTCACCTGTTAAGGCTTCATCTTCGCTTATCAAGCGCACCCAATCGCTTTCAGTGGTTGAGAACACGCCCTTTTTGCATTGATATAATACCCTTTCTTGCTTATCTTCTGAAATAAAGCTTACGAATAAGCATTTATCCTTGTGCCATTGTGAAAAGTTGGTGTTTGCTGCATTCAACACGTAATCTAACGTGTGCGCTTGATTGTCGGGCGAGCCGTCAAACACTTGTGCCATTTGCTTTATATACTCTTCGTGGTACTCAAAGCGAGTACTTGCCCAAACGTGCCACTTTGTCCACTCGTGTTTTTTGATAAAACCGCCTGCAAAATCTCTTTGCAGCCCATAGTTGCGCCAATACTTTCTCGGTGCTTCGTAGAAGTGCCCACGTGTGAAATTTTCGTTTTGCAGCGTAAGGCGTGTTTCCACCACCTCTGTGAGTACTTGACGTTGGACATCGGCGTAAATATTCACAACACCTACTGTTTTGCCACCGTCTACAAGTGTATAGTAAGCGTTGCCGCCTTTCTTCACTAAGTCGATAGCTTGCTGTGGTGCTGTTGGAAAGGTGTTTAAATCATCGAGCGTTATCACCTCACCACCTGCTAACAAGTTCGCCCATTTGGTAGCGTCGGTAGTCCACGCCCCTGTCTTGTTATAATAGGCGGCGTACTCATTCGTTGCGTTGTCAATGAATTTAACTGCAAGCCCGCCCTTGCGATAACGTGCTGGCACTGCGTTAATAGCTTCCTGCAACGTGTACGATGCGCCACCATTATTTGCGCTTACGTCATACTCTGTCAAGTAGTCAGCCGATACAAAGCCTGTCGTGTCTATAATTTGCTGCTTCGTCCACGTGTTGCCGTCATAGATAAGCGCAACAACTTCACCACTTGCAACGTTGATATTTCCAAAGTTGGCGTAAATGCCCGCCGTTGATGCAAAGTAAATACATTTGCCCGCCGTGCTTGGCGTGTCGCTTGGTTGCGCCATACCGTTTACCTTGTATTCTTTGCCGAAAGTGTCGATAAACTTCAACAATATATTCTGCAATATATCACCCGTTATTTCCTGCTTGCCGTTGCTCTTTATTACTCGCTTTACAGCTTCTTTAAGAACTTTGTAATTTGCCATAATTATTTAATTTTTACTGCATATTTGTTAGTGTCTTTTGGCGTTGTGGCTTTCACGTCTGCCGTTGTTATCTCGTATATGTTGGTAAGCCCACAATAGCCGCCTGTGGCGTTCTGTCCTGCTGGTATTATAATATCTATTTCGCCAGTGCCTTGCCCGCCATTGGCTATTGCCTGTACCCTTACATCATACATAACCGTCGTATCTGCCACCGCCTTTATTATTTCGTCGTTCTCTCCTGTAACACTAAGCGTTACTGTTATAACATCTGCTGGCTCGCCCGTTATATTGTAGTCTGCGTTGTAGTCTGCGTTGTAGTCTGCGTTGAAATCTCCATTACCACTAATAAGCTGCGCCTTGCCTATCTTCTTTGCCACCGTTGCCGTTTCAAACTCTGCCTCAACACTCGCCAAGTCTCCCTGCGCCTGCCACTTTACCGTCATTAGGAACGTGTCGCAATCATACTCACGCCCCAACTCGTCGGTAATAACAACGTTGTCGGACATACGCACAAAGCGCAAAGTGTCGCAAAGATACTCGGGGGCAATGAAAGCGAATTTAAACACCTTTTCGGATATTTGCTTCTCGGGGAAAAAATAGCCGTCCCTTGCTTCTCCCTCCTCTTCAAAACGATATTCGGGCTTTCCTACCTGTGTGTTTAGATAAACGATATTATGATAGCGTATGCCCTCGTAAACGATACGTCCACCGTCGAAAACGAAATCTTCTTCGCTCCACCACTCAACGCACACATAGCCGCTTGTGGTGCTTACGCTCGTAAACATTTCACTCGTCCACGTCTGCACGCCGTCGGAAATCTCCAAATAGTGTGCGCCTACCTCCATATTAATGCCTAAAGGTAATAACGCCGTGTAAATAATAACATCATACTCTTGCTGTGGAAATTCTTTTATAACAAGCCCCGCTTTAACAATCGTTTCTGTTATATCGTCTACAAGCTCACCGCAACACTTGTACAACTTCACACTTGCTATCTTATTTGCCCTATGCTCCCTTATTATTTGGAAAGGCAATAAAACGTCTTGTGGGCAAAATAAGTTGTATATAGCACCATAAGCGTAAGACTTCCTATGATAGCGTTGCTCCTCACTATCATAGAAAGCCAAAGGTGTCAAATTATTGTTCTGTATCATATTTCAGCGTCGCTTTTACCATTCTACTGGACAAATTTACGGAAATTTTATCAAACTGCCCATTTCCAAGCGATGTTTTTACTAATTTGTTCGGGTTCGGGTCGCTCAAACCTGCTGGAAATGATATTGTTTGCTTCTTTTTCCTATCAACAACAACGTTAAACAATGGTAACCCATTTATAATAACCTTACTTGCGGGTAAGTCGTATTTATAAAATGCTGGTTGCAAGTACGCAAACGCCAACAAGCCATTTTGCAACTTATACTCAACGCCGTTTATCATTGTTGAGTAAAAAGGTAATTCTCGCAAGCCGTCCACTACCTCCACATCATCTACCCTAACATCTACCCAACCATTAATGTAAAAAGTCATTATATCATAACCTTTTGGCACTACGAATTGAAATACTTGCTCCTGTGCGCTCGTATTTATCGTGAGAATATCGGTATATTCTTTTTCCCTATATAGGCGCAATGTTGCCGTACCCGTGTATCCTATGCCATTTTCCACGTGTTGCCTTACAACGACCGTCAAGCGCACACGGTGTCCACCTACCTGCTTTAAGCTCCACCGCTTTTCTATTTCTCCGTTTTTCTTATCGTAATAAGTAGGGAAATATTCGCTCTCTTTAAATATCGCCCGTGCTGGTGTGGCTGCGAATATTGCAAAGCCGTCTTTACTCATATTGTTAGGGTTTAAAAGCATTAAGTCTACATCGCTCGTAAAGCCACCGATAGTAATTTCTTCTATCTTGCCTTTTTGTACGTAGTTGCTCTTTATCTCGATAGGCAAGCCGTCAAACGCTTTTGTGCTATCATCTGCCCACCCGAATTGATAACGTTCTGCCATATCCACTTTGTCGAATGAATATTCACCTTTTGCAAAGTCCCAAGACTTGCCATTACGCACGTTAATAAGGCGTGTCAAGTCATAGCCTACAACTTGCCCGCTGTCATACGTACCACCGTTATTGAAGTAGCTTACGTGCTCTATATGTAGCTTTTTATCCTCGATGTACCAATAACAACGGAAAGCGTCTTTAAGCATTGTTAGAATGCTACGTAAAGTACATATCGCCTTGCGTGCTGGCTCTTGGTATTCGCCTATCAAAACATTGCTTTTTTGCGTAATGTACAAGCGTTGGTTTACCCTCGTTAGTGGGTTGCGCTCACTGTATAGGAACTGTGAGCACTCCTCATTACTATCAAACGTTATATCACTAAATTGCTTCAATAAGACGTTAATACAACTTCCCAACTCGTAAGCGTCTTTGAATAAGTAACTTGTGCGCCCCTCCATATCTGCCCACTCATCGCCATAAACAAAGCTAAACCAAATAGATGCAGTTAGCCACGTAGTGCGTGCCACTGGGAAGTAATTGTCGCTTATCTCTGCGGGTTTTTGGAAGTATCGCCCGTCATCACGCCTGCCGTATTCGGTAGGCTCTTTACTACTTGCAAGTGTTACCGAAATATTGCCCATTCGGTAGCCTATTGCATAGCGATAATTACGGTTATTTTCCACAATATCGTTACTACCTATCTCGTAAGTGCTAACGGTGCTTATATTAGGCTTATCCAACAACAAGCGCATATAAATATCTATGTTATTAACATAGGCTTTCATTGTGCCTGTGCCGCCGCTTACGCTGCTCATAAGGTATTCATTGTTGAATTTCACGTTATTTGCAAAGGCTGCGTACTTTTCGACATAGTCATCATACAATACGATAGTGCTAATATCAAAAATGCCGTCTTTCCCTTTGGTTACTTTAATATAGCATTTGTCATCGTCTTTTCGCCTACAAATGTATATAGTATTGCCCCCCTGCTTTGTTGATTGAGTACACAAATAAACGCCGTTGTACTTTGGCTCTGTAGCCTCTGTAACGCTTATTTCCATAGCTTCATAAGCAAGCGAAAAATACTTTTTCCGTATCTCCTTATCTTTAGTTATCGGCTCGGTTACATCTTGCTCCCAACTCGACCCTAAAAGAAAGCACGATATAACGCTGTCGCCCAACTTATACACTTGGATAAGCGGGCGTTTGGCTATTAACAGCTTATCCACCGCAATTGGCAGCTCTGCAAGGTTGTATTCTTTTTCCATACCTGCCAAAACGTCGTTGTAATCGTCCGTTATCGTTGGCGACACAACCACCTTTTTATTGACGGTGTCCACCGTGCAATCTGTACGCATAAACGTGCCCTGCCAATAATTAAGCCACGTTTGCCCCATATCTACCGACTTTTTCAATACGACGGTATATGTAGTATCAAAGGGGGCGTTCATTATTACATCGTAATCATTGAGTATAAAGGTTAATTTCCCGTTCAACTTTGCACGGAAAAACTTTTGCCCGCTCTCCTGCTCGTAGTCAAGCGTCAAATCATCTTTATAAATTGGATTGGCAAGCACTTCCGTGCCTGCCTCTCCTATACGCAAATAGAACTTATAAATAGGGTTCATTTTATCTTCTTATTTTACGTGTTAAATTTTTATATTCCACTATCGTGTTGCCCTCTGTATCTTGATAAGTGCGGCGTTCGTTTCGCTCTCTTATGCTTCGCACGTTATCTGTCAATTCTGAAAGGTCGGGGGCGTTCTCATTAACGCTGACCTCCACGCCTTTGCCTGCAAATGTATTTGAGTATTTGTCCTCAAATGTGCCATTGTTGAAAGCTCGTATAACGTCGGGTATTACTTTGCGATAACGGCGTGAATTTCGTTTGTTGATAATAGCGAAAAACTCACCGCCCTCCGCTCGGCGACGTGTGCCGTTGCGCTTACGTCCTAAGTCTATATCGTTGCCGCTTTGGTGTGAGCCACCCTCCAACAACTCAACTGTACCCTCGCCGTAACTCTCCGTGTCTTGCGCCTTAACCATTTGCGCTGCTTTTATCTTTGAGAAAGCGAAAGACCCCCACATTAAAGCTATTGCGGGAATTGCAAGAGGGAAACCTAATTGCGACCATATCATAGAAGTAGCTGTTACAAGGTTGCCTATCTGCTCAACCGCCTGTATTGCCAACTGTTTCTTTTTGGCTTTTTCCTGCTCCTTTAAAGCCTTTTCTTGGTTACGCTTTGCAAGGTCTAATTCTTTTTGCGCATACGTAACGTTACTTGCGTAACCATTGGCACGGGCTTCACGTTCGCTATCAAGCACCGACTTTGCACTATCAACTCTACTGTTTGCCCTCTGTACCTCTGCTTCGGCTGCTGCAACTTCTGCCTCTGTCCACGTGTTCAAAGCGTCCATAGCGTAAGACAAAGACGTGTCGATAGCCTCTTTTTGCCCGTCTGTAAGCTCCAAGCCTAACAAGCCGTAAATATCTTTGCTCTGCTCGTCTTTCTTGCTTTGCTCTATCTCTTTGTCTATCCTCGCTATTGTGTTCTTTATCGTCTGCACCTCAACGTCTGACAACTTCGTACCTGCCACTTTGTTAAGCTCTAATATCTTCTTTAGCCTTTCTTGCTCGGCTTTCATTCGGTAGCGTGTCTTTCGCTCTTCTGACGTTTGCAACAATAAGAACTCGCTTTCTGCCAATTCCTGCTGCTTTTGGAAGATAAACATTTGCGCCTGCACATACTCATCTGCCAAATCTCGTTGCTTCGCATTGTATTTAGCGTTAATATCGCTGTCGCTCTGCTGGTTGTCCTTTGTCTTCTCGCTATTGGCTTTCAATGCCTGCTGCCTTTCAAGCTCGATTAATTGCGCCTTTAGTTGTCGTTCTTGCTCACTGCCTTTCGCAACAGCTTCCAAACGCAACTTTATAGCCTCTTTCTGCAACTTCAACATTTCGTCTTGGTGCTTACGCTCGAGTTCTGCCAATACTTGCGCTTTGCGCTCTTCAAGGCTAACGATAGTATTTTGCATATCGGTGCGCTGCTGCACGTTGGTAGTTTTCAATATTTGCAAGGCGTGTTTCAAATCTTCCACCTGCCTATCATATTGATATTGTGTGCGCTTACGCTGTTTTTCGTAACCCTCCTCCATTAGCTCGAGTTCTGCGTCTTCTGCCTTACGCTTTGCCTCTAAAGCTGCTTTGTATACTGCCTCTGCCGCACGTGCTGCCTTTTCTGCCTCTTTCTGTGGGTCTTTTTTCTTCTCTTTCTTTCCTTTCTTCTTTTTCTTTTTCTTCTTACCGTCCTCTATAATATCGGTATTCGTTATCGTCTTTTCGGGTGCAACATCAACTCTACCAGCGTGCGTGCCCTGTGGTAGTGCAAACAATTCCAAGTGGTCGCTCTTTGTCTTTTGCACACCCTCCATAAAGGCGTCTGCAAAATTCACGCCCATTTTGTAAGCGTCTTTGCCCACCTCTTTTCCAAAGCCTACAAAAGTTTTCAAAGCACCACCAAACGCCGTTTTGAAAGTATTTACAATGCCATTCTTTATACCCTCAACGCCTTTCTTTATTTTATCAAAATCAAAGGTAAAAACACCCTTTATCGCTTCGCCAAAGCCAGACAATATGCCTGCAACAGATTTAAAGGCTACCGTTATCGTCTTAACGATAGTTTCAAATAGGTTTCCCAACATCTTCACGGCGTCTATCGCAAAGTTCACCGCAAATTTGAAAAGCTCTATATTTGTACGCACCAATAGTATAAGTGCCTGTACCATAGCTCGCACGGGTATCATTGTATTATAAAGGCGGACAAACCAATTTGCCACGTCGATAACACCCTTTATTATCGCCGTTAGCCATTTAGTGCCAATTAATTTCATTTGGTCTATCATTCCCTCAAACCCGTTGTCTGTCATATCAAACAACGCACTCATTGCGTCGTTAAGCTCTGCTGACGCTTTTATTTGTGCCTGTTGAGCTTCGCCCCACTCGCCCGTCTGCTTCTTGACCGCGTCAATACTCGTGCTCATCGTGTCAAGCTGTTCTATTAGCTTTATTCCCGCCTCTGCTCCATTACGTCCGAAAACGTCTTTAAGAACTAAGCCTACCTGCTGGCTATCTGCGCCAAATTCTTTCATTTTGGTGCTAACCTCCTGTATAACGTCGAAAGTATTACGTGCTCCCGTTGTCAAGTCTTTTTGCACCTGCTTTACGTCAATACCGATATGTCCTAACGCTTCTTTGGTTTTGTCGCTCATTTCACGTATTTTCTTTGACGCCATTGTAATGACTTCAAGCCCTTTATCGCTAAAGATACCACTACGTGTTTGCTGTAATATAGCCACCATTTCAGACGCTCCTATGCCCGCATCGTGGAAAGTTGGGGCGTATTTTTTTATCTTCTCCAACATATCGCCCGAAAGGTCTGCGCCACTTGCAAACCCGTCCTCCACGACCTTTAACGCTTCACGTGCCGACATACCGTAATTAGCCATAAGGCTGTCTACGCTTTCAAGCGTTTCCTTATAGTCGTGCCCCATAACGTCGGCGCAAGCCTGTATCTCATTACGCACAGAAACAAGCTCATCGCCAGTCAAGCCCGTAAATTCACGGGTTAGGCGTGTAGCCTCCATTAGTCCTGCGTTGTAGTCATACCACCACTTGAAAGCCAACCCAACACCTGCCACGCCTGCGATAGCCAAAAAGACGGGGTTGGTAAGCATTGACAATAACGACGCACTTAAAGCCTTTACACCGTCGCCCATTGCAGACAACGCCGCCTTTGCGCCTCCTCCATTCTGCACCAAATTTACAAGGCTTTGCCCGAATTTGTTGTTAAGCCCCAACAAATCTAATACCTTTGTTTTATAGTCGCTTATGCTCTCGTTTAGGTCTTTTAGGCTATTTCCCAACTCCTTGCCGAAGTCGCCATAGTTACCCACGTTCAAAGAGTGTTTGCCCGTTGCCTCTTGCAAACGCTTCATTTCCTCATAAATGGCTTTCGTTTGCGCAACTAACTTTTTGCCCTCTTCGGTGTTCTCTCGCTCCGCTACCGTCATATTGTTGAGGTATATCTTGTTTATTGAGTATTGAGCGGACAATTTATTGTAACTTCCCTCTGCTGACTGCGCCAACTTTACGTGCAATTTGTTAAGGTCGTTTGCCTCTTTTGTAGCCTGTTTGCATTCTGCTATCCTCTTTGCCGTTTCGCTCTCGGCAAAAGCAACGTCTTTGTAGGCTTTTGCGAGTTTGTCGGCTTCCGACGATGCATTACGTGTAGCCTGCCGCCCCGTTTCCGTTGCACCGCTTACGTCTTTTAACGCCTCTGTCAATTGGATAGCCTGCGTCTTGATATTTTTCAACGTAAACGAGTATGTGTCGCTCAACTCGTTCAACTGCTTTATAAGGTCAGTTATCGAATTATCGGGGCTAACCAAATCGCTGTAATGTATAGGGTTCGTATCTGCTGCCATATTTTTTATACTTTATTTTGCGCCTAACGGCTTTAATTTGTTTTTACGTGTACTTTATCGCAAAACGAAAGAAAACGCAACACGGGGCAAAATTTACCCCTTTGCGGCTTTCTTTTGTCTGTTTACTTCTTCCTCCATATACTCATAAGCTTGGAAAAACTCTAAAACGGTATAATTTTTCGGGTTCAAATTCAAGTGCTTGCTTAAGATAATGCACATATTTTCAAATTGTTTATCATACTTAATCTCAACACTGTCTTTTCCCTCGTAACATTTAGGCTTAATGTATGTTATCAACTCGCCTGTTATTCTGTCTATTTCCTGCTTCCTTTGCTCATTTATTCCGTCCTCGATAATTTCTTTCAGCACTAACAAGGTACGCCTTTTCAATTGGTCGTGGTACTCCTTTGCTTCGGCGTTGTCAAACGAGCGGGGGAAATACACCTGTAAATCCTCATCTATTTTTTTTTTGACAGCGTCAAGTTGAGCTGTCAATTCTTTGTGGCTTACATCGCCTATCCTGTCTAACAACGCCTTTAAAGCGTCATCGGATATATCGTTACACTCTTTGCCGTCTATGCTCGCAACAAGGCAAGCGAAAGCAAGGTATTTTGGGCTTAACTCCGACTGCACGGCGTACAAGTTGTGCCGCATATTCATTAACTCCTGCCCTGCCGCCTCTTTGTCGCCTTTCTGAATAAAGCGCACCACCTTTTCGATATGTGCGTCGAAGTCGGCAATATCTGACCCAACACCTGCGTCTATAAGCAACATTTTGTTGTACTTATGAAAGCGTTTTATAGGAAGTTCGGCAATATCATCGAACACCTGCAATTTATGCTTACCTAATCTAATTTCTTTCATACCAAATTGCGTGTTATTATTGTAGAAAAGAAAGGCGCAAGCAACAAGTAATAATTACCTGTTAAAACACTTGCGCCTATCGCCAACGAAAGGCACACCCACCAACTCATACAAAAGTCGCAATGTGCCATTTGAGAAAAGAAGTTGTTGCCGTGTATTTGTAACCACTCGACCACCCCCCACTTATACAGTAGCGTGAGAATAAAGGCTGCAAAGCAAGCCAACAAGGTGGTAAATATTATGAAGTCTATCATTTGCGTATATTTTTTAATCTATTTTTGCGTATATTTTTTATTACTTTCTGTGCACTACTCGTAGCAAGGTTCTTTGTAGCTCAATTCTCCCTCGATACGGCACGCCCAATAGGGGTGCATAAGGTATTGGTTGGTGCTCTCGTCAAGCATATAGCCTTTGTAGACGTTTTCCGACTGCTCATAAATGGCATTGAGCGTATAACGGCAAGCGGGGTGCAAAAAGCCACCGTTAAGCTCTCGCAAAAGGTCTTGCTTCAATGCTTCGGTGTTGCGATTAGCCACATCATCGTAAACCTTTCGCAAGTCTACCCACACAATAAGGGCAAACGGCGTCTTTATCCTGTTTTCTATCCCTCTGTTGAAAGGTGCTATCCTGTGAGGCTCACCAATAGAAAAAAAGGCAAAATTCCCTATCTTGCTGTCGGGCGACACGCAAATATAGTCGTTGTGGTTATTCCCTTTGGCGTACTCTGTGCCTCCTGCATACACGTGGGGTTCTTTGTAGGTCTTGCCATTAACGACACGTGTCAGACGCTGTGCACGTCCAAACACCACGTCAAGCCAACCTATCGTGCCAGCTAAACCTTTCTGAATGTCGCCTATTGCTTTATCTAACAAAACGGCGTTTTTTATTATCGGTGCTGTTGTTTTCATTTGTTCAGTGTTTGTTTTATTTTCTCCATTATTGCGGGGTATATGTACTCGTGGATAAGTTCCGCTTTGTGCTCGTCGTTTAAGCCCATTATTTCTGTGCCGTACTTCTGTACAAGCTCTTCTGTCTTGAAGTCGGACGCCTTTATTGTGAAACTTTCGTTTCCAACCTCGACAAAAAATGAGCTTTGAAAATCGCCCTCGTCCCTCAAAGTTACTCTGTCGGTTGGTTGTCCTTTAAGTTCTTTTATCTGTATGGTTACGGGGCTATATGGGCGATAGTCGGCGATAGATACGCCCAAAGCGTTCTCGCCGCTATCGTAAAGCTGTTCTTGTGCGTTAGCGTCTACTATGAATGCTTCGTTATCCAAAATTATTTGTGCAACGTAAGCTCCATTTGTCAGCTGCTCATTTATTATACGCACCTTATCTGCTAAAGCTCCAATTATACCCATTTACACCGTGCCATATCTTACGCCGTGATTGTTGCAACGCAAACAAATACGGTCTATTTTCTGTGTGTTCAGTCGCAATGCTTTGTACGCCTGCTTTAGCTCATATCCTAAGCCATTAGGGCGCACGCCGTTAGTGTTGCCGTCAAGCTCATATAGTATATCCATACGGCTAACGTTTGATTGGTTGCGATTAACACGTGCTTCGGGGTTGAGTGCCATTGTACGCAAAGCCATTGCCGCTACTTCACGTTGCAAAGCTGTTGCAAATATGCTTCGTTGCTCTATAATGAAGTCTGTTATATCGCAACTAACGGATAACTCGACGTTAAGCCCGTAATTGTGCGTACTTTCGTAAAGCAAGCCGCCGTTGTCAAACAGCATTGGTTGTTCGCTCCACTCCTTTTCAACTCGTGTACGGAAAGGGCTTATCTGTATGTACTTTGTCAGCTCACGCCACGCCTTAATACTGCCAATGTTGCAAGTGCCGCAAGGCTCTCTGCTCCAATCTTTCGATACGTTGATAGCTTCCATACCTAAAGGCAATGCGTTTTGGTTGTAGCCTATGTACCAAGCACCACCGCTGTTTGTGTCCTCGCCTGTATATGGCAAATACCATTCGTTAGGCGTTACCCATACAAATGAGCCGTTGTCCTTTTTTATTTCCACGTCCGTGTAGGCGATTGGCTCGACCTTTGAACTATGGAACAAGTAAAGGCGCACCGTACCCGTTGCACCTATCATCTGTAAGCCTATGCGCTCAATCTTCGCTGTTACACCCATACTACGCACTGGCACTATTTCCATACCAACAAACGACTTTTGGTTGTCTATCGTGTTGCGAATACGCCCCGCACCGTCAAAAAAGGTTACACGGTCTAAAAGCGTTTTTGTTTCGGCTGCAAGTTCTTTTGTTTGTACGAATGTTTGTACCATTCGCCGAATGCCTGCACGTGTCAAGTTTTCCAAGTAGGCGTTGATAATATCATAGCCCGCCCACGCCTTATCTTCTGTGCCAAAATCTTTGACGAAATAGTCATCGTTGAAATCGCTTGCGTTAATATCGGGTGGCGTATTGGTGTTATTTCTTAGGGCTACATATACACGGTTGCCAAAGCGTACCCTTTGCCCTTTCTCGTACTTTTTAAATTCGTTCCATTCGGGGTAATGGAAAAGGAAATCTTCGGGAATTATCGCCCGTATATTTTCAAGCGTCAAAAGTGGGTGCGCATCTTGAAAGAGCAACCCACTTTCGCTGTTTGTCAATTTTTTATTTATAGCTTTTTCGGGGTTGTAATCTTGTTGCCAACCAACCAAATTTAAAAGCCTTTCTTCTATTTGCGCTAATCTGTACATTGACTTAAAAATAAAGGGGGCAAGGGCAAGCCCTACCCCCTTGTTGGAACATAGTAAAACTTTCTCTCTTACCCTTATGCGTTTTTGGTATGCACTGGGTTTGCTGGTGTGTTGGTAATAACGACTGGTCGTGCGTTTGCCATACCGTTGCTGTTCTCAACTTGGAATTTGATAACAGGGTTGGCAATAGTGCTCGGTGCGCTATTGTAAGCTGTTATAAAGCAAACATCTACGCTAAAGCCGTAGTACTCCTTAATGGCACAGTTCAAGTCCTTTGTTGCATCGCCAGCAATGCCGCTCTGGTCGCCAACGCTCGTGTAGTAGTGTGCGCCTACTGGTAGGTCCAGCATTGGCAAACGTACTACGTCCCATTCGTGCCCATTCGCACTTGCGCCACGCAACGCCTCACGGTCTACACGTGTAACGATAGCACAGTTTCCGTCCTCAACTACAAAGCCCGTTGCGAACTTGCCGCTTTCGTTCTTGACAGCTCCTGAATAGTGCAAAATTTTGCCCTCGTACTCCAAGCGTTTGTTTTGCTCGTTGTACACGCCCATTTGTGCCAAGTGGCGCACGTGTGCGTCCAAGCCGCTGTTACCGATAACGTGAAGTTCACGGAAGTACTTGTTTGCACGCATCATTGGGGCACTGTCGCCTAAAATGCTATCACGCATTAGCCAAGGCACGTCTATAACGTTGCCCGTCTGTGTGTAGTACAGCAAGTTTTCAAACACTTGCGTCTTGTTAGCCTCAAGGGCTGCCACCGCATAACCGTCCAACTTTTCAAGCAAGGCACGTGTGTGTGTTGCCATTTTACGGTTAAAGTCCCTTTGGTAGCCTATTTCGTTGTTCATATAGGCTGACGGCACCATAGTGAAGCCTGTCGCCAACGTTACCCAAGTAAGCGTATATAGCTTAGATGTGTTTTCAGCGTCAGCAATTACACAACTACGCTCGTTTGCTACTGTTACGCCTCCGTTGTAATCAAGTACTGGCACCTGTACGTCTGTACCCATACTCTGAAAGGCTTTAGCCTGTAACTCGGGGGAAATAATCGAGTTCGGGGACTTTGTCTGACTTGCAAAGAAGTCAAGCGCACCATACTCGCCCATTCTCACCATATTACGGTCAAATGTAGGGTCGCTTACTCGCCAGTCTTGAACTCGTGTTAAAACTAAACTCATAACTTAAAAATTTTTATTGTTAATTGATAATGGGCTAACCCTTTGCCCGTTGTTACTTACTGCAAGGGCAAATCATTGTAGCCCTCGTTTGTCTTGTAAATCTCTTGCAATGCTGTGTCGAACTCATCAGTACCACGCATCAAGCCTTTTTCCAACAGCGTCTTTGTGGCAATGTCGGTAAACTCTTTGCGTGTGCGTGCTGCCGATAAGTCGATAGTTGCACCGCCACCGTTGCCACCGCTTCCACCTGCTGGGGGAACAGTACCGCCACCACCTTGCGCCTTTGGTGCTAATACGCCCATTTCGTTAAGCTGCTTCTCGACGAGTTCAGCCGCTGTGTAAGGCTTCAAGTTGGTAGCTTCGTTTCTCATTACAGAGCCGTCCTCGTTGTGGAATGCCAACACCTTGCCATTGTTGCCGTTGTCGATGTACTTCGGCGCAAAGCCTTTCACTTTGTCCAACGCCTGCTGCATAAGCACACGAGCCGCCGCTTCGGGTATTTCTGCCTTTAGCTTCAAGTTGCCCGTTGCGCCTCTCAAATCGTTGTCAAGCTGCACACCAAACAATTTTTGCTCGTAGTCGCTCTTTTGCTTTTCGTTGTCTTTTTTTAGTTCGGCGTACATCTTCTGCACATTGGCAATTTCTTTGTCCTTTTGCTCTAATTGAGCTTTTAACTCTTCGTTGCCGTTGCCACTCTTTACCAACGCTTCCAAACGCTCTTTGTCAGCTTTCAACGTCTTTATCTCGTCTTCAAACTTGTTTGCGCCCTCTGTTTGCTTTTTCAGCTCACTTGCAGCACGCTTCAAATAATCGTACGTCTTTTCGTCGCCGTTGCGCTTGATACCTGTCGATGTTTCGATAGTGGCGTCCATTGTACGGTACACTTCACCGAAACGCTTACCAAGTACGTCGTTTTCGTCGTTGGCACTCATTTCAACCAACGCATTTAACTGCTCGTCTGTCAATGCTGACAATGCAGCGTTTGCCTTTATTATTTCTTTTGTTAATGCCATATTAACTAACCCTTTGTTAAATATTTATTCGTTGTTTTTACTTCTTAGGCTTCTCTTGTTTCTCTTGCTTTTCGGGCTTTTCTTGCTCCTCGCCTTTACCCTGCTTTGCAAGCTCTTCCGCTACCGCCTTTTTGATAGCTTCTTCTTTTTCCGCTTCAAGTGCTTTGCGTTGCTCCTCGAGTTCTTGTTCGTGTTGCTTACGTTGCTCTTCCAACGCCTGCTCTACTCTCTGCGCCTCTGCTTCCTCTTGTGCTTGTGCCTGCGCCTGCGCTTCTGCTTCCTGCTTGTTCTTTAGGTACTGTGTGGGGTCGTAAACGACACGCACGTTATATCCTAAATGCCGCAACTGGCTTAACGACGTTTCAAAAGCAACGACACCAAATTTTTGCATTGTTGGCGTTGATTTCCTTTCACCTGTGTTTTTGTCAAACTCTTTGACCTCTAACACAACGTGGTAAATACCCTCTTCGCCTTTGGGTACGTTGTAGTTTTCCATTGTTACATCATCAAGCGGGTGCTTGTTCTCGTTGTTCTCGTACATAATCTTTGAATTTTTGATTAATAATTTCTATTTTCTTTTGCAACTCTAATTTGCTGCCAAATTCCAAAATGTTGATGTTTTCTCGTTCAAAGCGTCTAACAAATGCTGAAAAGTTTAGCTTTATTATCAAATCTTCGTCCGATACTACCTTTTTCGAGTGGTAAGCCTCAACTTCGTCAAGCGTAAGGTGTGGATAAGGCTCTAATTCACGCAATATAAGCATACGCTTCAATTCTGCGGGGTTGTTCCTATATTCCGTTTCGATAATCTGTGTTTGCAAAGCGTCTAATTCCGCATCGCTCGCACCACTTTCTTTCGCCTCTTTGTAACGCTTTCTTAAGTCGTTGGCACTTACGTTGTAGAACTCCGTGCCATAGCTTATGTTCGCCCCTATAAAGCCTTTGCCATAACGCAAGCGGCAAATAGTTTCGTCCGTCCATTTTTGCGCCTCTTCAAAGCCTTTCTTGATACTGTTCAATATCGTTGTTTGGCTTTCAAAGTTGGCGTTCACTTGCGCCTCATTCATTGCCTGCGTATTCAACAAGCCCTCGCTATCTGTACCGACACACGCCTTTATAATATCAGTTTCAAGGCGTACCGTTTCTTCCGTGTTGTAGTCCAAAGAGCTTCTATCAACTGAAAGCATTTGTACGGGGTTGCGCATATCGGGCGTTTGTTCACCACCTGCGTCGATACCGGGTATCGGAATTTCGACAAACGACCCCACGCCTGCTATACGCTTATTTCCACACTTTGGGCACTTTTTCAGTGCGCCGTTGCTGTCGTACAGATAATAACCCTTTGCGTCTTTTATAAAGCCGTCGCTGCAAACCTCGCCCGTCTCATCGTTGTGGTAGTCGCATTCCATTTGGTAGCCGCTATATATCGGATAAGCACCGTACAAGTCAAGGTTACGTTTTGAAATGTGGAAAAACAAAAACCAATCCAACGCCTCAAGCTCCAATGATAAGGGGCTTTTCTTTACGTCGGGTTGCTTCAAGGAGAGTGGCTCGCTCCAAAAAAAACGAGCGGGCGTATAGCCCAATTCGTGTGGTACTTCTACTATTGGCGCACCCTCTATATCTCGCCCTTTGGCTTTGAATAGACGATAATATGCGTCATCAATAACAGCTATCGTATCATTTGGCTGAACGAACGCTATATACTCCATTTGTCCCGTTGTGGGGTTAGCCTCATAGGCTATAACGTTGTCAATTGTCAGCCAGTAGAAATAAGGCTCTGCGTACGTGCCGTTTGGCTCTTTCGGCATATCAACCACCAATACAGAGTTAATCTCTGTTTTGAGGTGCTCCCAGCCTTTAGTAGCCCATATTCGTGGCTCGTTCAAAACCTCTGTGCGATAACGCTCCCAATCTTCACGCTCTGTTTGGTTTACAAATTGGTAGTTGAACACTGGGTTGCGCCCGTCAAATACTCGGCTTAACTTATCAAAAACAACGCCCGTCGTACGGTTAGTACGGACGGGAAAACGAAACATTGTCTTGAACAAAAGGAATTTATCAGCGGGCAAAAGCTTTTGCACCATAGCCAAAAAGTCCGTCAAAGGGGCGTTAGCTCTCCACGACGCATCAGTGTTTGCGTGGAACTTTACCCTCTCTTGCTGTTGCGTCGCTACACGAATAACGCCGCTATTCTTTGGCTTGCTTATCGCTTCCTTTATTTGTTCTAAGGTTAATGTCATCGCCGTTGAATTGATATTTACTTTCTTTTGGCAAACGCCACCCGCCGTTATTCTGCATACGTAGCAGGCGGGTAGCGTGGCTTATTTCAAATTCTTGTGTTACGCCCAAACTATCGCTTTGTAGCGTAACGGTCGTAACTTTCGCACCCATTGCTTAAGGGTTCTTAAGGTCAGTTAATGGGTTGTAGTCTTCGGGGTTGATAATCGCAAAGAAGTCGCTCCAATTAGGCGCAAAGCTCCAACTTACGGCGTTATCGTCGGGGTTCTCAAAGCCACCCAGCACCTTATCACCAACAAAGAAGTTGTAAATAGGAATTGGACGCACCTGCGAGCCGTCTTTGAGTGCACCAATTGCGCCGTCCTCGTTCACAAGGTAAACGCCCAAGTTACGCACATCTGTTTCGCAAGCAAGTGCTTTCATTGCCTTTATTTGCGACTGTGGGGCGTTGCGGATAACTGCGTTAAACTTGGTAGGTTCACGCCCTATTGTCATTTCAATGCCGCCGAGTGTTTCGTTACCACCGCCAAAGGTGCGTGCCGCTCCTGCTTCGGTTGTCGGTGCTTGCAAGTAAGGCGATACAACTATCTTTGTATCATCGTTAGCACTCAACAAAGCTGTAAGGCTCGCTAATTTAGTAATTGGCTTTGTGCTCGAAAACTCGTTATACTTTCCGTTAGCACCTTTCAAACGCTGAAAGATAACTTTTTGAAGTTGTCCGAAGCCCTCGCTACAATTGGCTTCGGGAATAGCCCCAAGCGACGTCGGGTTAGGACAGTTACAAATTCTTGCCATTTTTTCTGAATTTAATTATTAATAATTTTTTCTTTCCGTGCTTACCCTCTGCACTTTACATTGGCAAATGTAGTCAAAATATCGCTAACCTACAAGAAATTACACGATAATTTCCAAATTTACCGTTTTATTTTCGTTTTAAGGGCTTTTATTTCTCTTTGCGTATAACTTTACCACGATGATAAGATAACGCACCACACATAAAAGAAACAAACAAATTTAGCCCCTTTTTAGTTTCTCACCCTAACGCCCGTGCGTCTGTGCCCGTAGGGGTGTATGTTTTTTGTCGCTATTTCTTTTTCATAAACACCCGTCAAGCCGTCCTCTATATCGTCGTGCTTGTTCGCTCCAAAGTTGCGCAAAAAGTCCGTCAAGTGCTCGTAAATTTCGGGGTATCGTGTTTCCCAACCAAACGGCATAATGATACTTTGGTTTACCATTGCTGAACTGGTCAATATTCGGCTTTCTTTGTTGGTGCTTTGGTGGAATGGCAACGTTATCGCCTTTACCTTGCTTTTGATAACTTTTTCAAACTGCATACCGCCGTTATTGCTTTCTATCCACGCCTTTTGCGTGCCATTTCGATTAATCATTTCGGGCACTGTTATCGTTGTTACTTCGGTAGGCTCTTTCGTGGCTATCATATCGGTTACAAGTGCAAAGAGTATAGGTTCAAAGTTGCCCGTGTGCTCGTTGTAAGCCTTGTTAGGCGATAAGTAAATATCGTAACACACGCTAAATAACATATCGTCGCCCTCATCTGCTACGTCGGTGTAGTTGCCGCTTCGTATGTACGTGCCGTATTCTGACTTATCAACCCACGTTTTGAACGGCTGGTACAACAAACCCTCTGCGCCGCTCGGGTTGCCTTGATGCAAACAGTTAAATTGCACGGGGTCTAACGCCTGCTGCTCTTTCAGCCTTTCCAAGCTGTGCCTTTGCTCCCATAACGATGTGTCCTTTTCTCGTGGGTCAATCTCTGTGGGGTCGCCCGTTTTGATAGCCTCAAAGTTCACACGCACCCACGCCCCCTGTGGTATATCGTTTAGCTCGTCCCATTTGGTAACATCTATTATTTGTTCGTTGCTCTTTTCCAGCTTACCGATAATATCTTCTTTGTGCCAACGGGTAAACACTATTAATTGTTGGCTGTTATTGTGCAAGCGAGTACGCACGACGGTAGTGTACCACTTCCAAGCAGCTTCACGCACAACGGGGCTGTTGCCCTCTGCGTAATCTTTGTACACGTCATCGAGTATCGCAATATCTACCGTCTTACTCGTTAAAGCACCACCACGACCGACAACACGCAACGACCCCTTGTGCCCTACTATTTCAAACACCGTACTATTGCGCAAGTGATTGCCCGCCACAGTAACAACGTTTGAGCCATTAAGGCACGTGTCGGGGAATACGTTGTTGTATCGCTTTGTGTCAATGATACGTTGTATATCTCTGTTGAAATCCTGCGCCACAGTTGCAGAATACGACCCAATACATATTTTTGCGTCGGGGTTACGCCCTAAAATAAAGGCGGGCAAAAAGCGGCTACTTCCTTGCGACTTTCCGTGCTGTGGTGGTGCTTGTATTATTAACTTCTTTATCTTTCCTTGTGCGAACAAGTCGAGCACTTTGTAATAGTTTTCGTGGAAAGGGCTTACGTCAAATTCGGGCATAATGTAACGCCCAAAGTTTAAAAGCCTTTTCTTTGCGGCAGCCACTACCAACGCTTCGGGGTTGCGCCTCAACATTGACAATATCCTCTCTCTACTCATAACTTTTTATAACGTCAAAAGCTCGCAAAGCTGTTACGCCTTGCAAGCTCTTATTTATTGGTTTAATTTCTCCTCGACAAACTCGCTTATCGTTTGCCCGCTTTCCTTTGCCTTTTCCTTTACGTCCTCTGCCGTTTGTTTGGACAGATAAACGCAAAGTTGTACCTTGTAAAGGCGGGGGCGTCCTCCATTACGCCAACCGCCCCTTTTTCCTTTCTTCTTTTCTTTTTCTTCCATATCTTTTTATTTAATCACAGGGCGTTACTATCGCTTGCGATACTGGCACAAATTCTACTCTCTTTGAGCGTGTGCCGTCTTTTTTCGCCCTATTAATAACAAACATCATCATATCATATCGCACCACGTAGCTACTTATCCAGCCTTTGAATTGCTCGTGAAAATAGGTTACATCTACCTTTGTATTTATTGGCAAAGGTGCGCAATCTCTTACATACTCCTCTTTCAACTCTTCCTCTTGCCTCTTCAAGGCTAACATTTGCTGCTTAATCTTTGAGAGCTTCTCTCTGTATTGCTTTTCCGTCATATCTTTTTTATTTATAATTATTCCACGTGTCGAGTATTTCTCGTGCGGCGGCTCTTTTCGCTTCCTGCTTGTTATCGCCTGTCGCTCTTACTACTCTACCATTTGGCAGCGTTATGGCTACCTCGATAGTCGGACAGTGGTCGTAGCCACTCTTTCCAATCACTTCTGTGGTTATGTTGCGCCCCCACTTCTTCTGCACAAGCTCACCAAGTATTATTATTGGGTTCTGTGTTTTGTCCCAAGAAAAAACATCTTTGCGTGCCTTGTTCGTTTTACCGTCAAGTACGCCAGCGGCAATTTTGCCCTTTATTCCCTTAATGAAGAAGTAAAGGCGTTCGGGCTTCACCGACTTGTGTTTGCAAGCTGCCAACAACTTCTCCGTTGCCTCTGCGTCGCCAAGCACTCGTACTGTGTAGTTACCATTTTCGTTTACATAGAATAAAAGCTCATAGCCTTTGAACTCTACCATTTTGTTTAATTTCTTTGTGTCCATTTTTATTTGTTTTATGTTTATTCGTAAAAAACACTGAACAGCGTTTTTTTATACCATTCTTCTGCCATTCTTTTAACCTCTTCACGCTCTGCGTGTACTCCCAACTTTTCCCGCTTTGAACTATGATAATTCCAATAATTTCTTGCGTAAAAATAATAACCGCTTTTATCTTCTAAAGGTATCGTAGACACCCAGGGCATTATTGTTGATGCTGCAGGGCGAAATGTTGGATATATTTGGTTATTGTATTCGTTGTAATCTTCCCACTTTATTTCTAATGTGGAAAACTCGTTTGCCACTTCTTTTGCATAATGCTTGTTAGCGTATTTTTGAGCGTCTTCTAAGGTTGTAAACCTTTTCTTTTTTATTTCCTTTTTCATACCCCCTTGTAAGTAGTACGCAGAGTTATGCTCGTCCTCTATTGCCTCTATTGTATAAAGACCTAAACGCAATTCACGCCCCCTACAATACACCCACATCCATTTAGAAGTATATTTGTCAAAAGCTTTAAAGCTTTCCTTTTCCCATTTCAAAGGTTTAATCTTTTTCATATCGTTGTTTTTTGTGGGGGCTTGCGCCCCCTTGTTGTTATTTATTTATTTCGTAGTTCTCAACTTCCACCCAGTCGAAAGCAGGGTACTCTTTCTTGTTTTCCTTTATCACTATGTGCGCTGCTTTGCCGTTTGCTTCTTTTTCGAGCCAGCCCTTAAGTGTGTTTAGGTCGTTCCAAGTAAGTGTTAGACTGTCGCCGCTTCCGCTTATGCCTGCTTGGTAAATTGTACCTCTGAACTTGTTTTTTGGACTGTGTACTGAATTGTTGTTTGTCGTTTTCATAATCGTTGTTTTTTGTGGGGGCTTGCGCCCCCTGTTGATTGTTTATTTCTTTTTAGAACTCTATATTGTTTTCTACTGCTGCTGTTGCTAATATCCAGCTTTGTTTGTCGCTTATTCTTGCCACTTGGTAGCTGTAAGGGTTCAAGTTGCTGCTAACTGTCTGTGCTACCTTTGCTGCGAAAACGTTTAGTTCTGATACCTTTCTAACGAATTTTGCTATTTGCTCGAAGTAAACGTTATACATTAAGCTGTTTTTCTTAGTTTGATTTGCTGCTGCTACTATTGCGTTTGCTACTTCCTGTGCTTTCTTGTAGTCTGCTGTTCCTTTAGCTATCATATCTTTGTTACAGTTGTTATGGTGTGTCTCACCTTTTTTGTTGTTGTTTGTTTAATTATTACATTGCAAAGATAAGCATTATATTCGATACTTGCAAGTAAATAACAAAATAAATGCTGTTTTTTAATTGCTATTAACACTTTAAGCGTTGCTTTTACACTTTTTAGGTGTTCCGTGTATATAATAGGGGCAATCTTTAGCGTTGGTGCTCTTCGTTATGTAGTAGTTCACGTGCGCACACGTAAGGCAAAAAGGCTTTCCGTGTACATCTAAATGCCGATGTTCGCCCGTTACCCACGTAGCGAGCGAACATTCCCTACAATACTGCACAACGGCTGCTTTACTCTTTCTTGTTGCCTTTGCCATTTTCTTTTTCTTTCTTTATGGTGTCGTACTTTTGCTCCTGCAAAGCGTCTGCCACGTTAAATAACAAATCTTCGGGCAAGTTCTCAAAATAATAGTCCTCGCTCTCAACTTGTGGCTTATTCGTAACATCTTCTGCCTGCACGTGCTGCCTATTCTTCCACTTCTCGGGGGCAATGTTACAGAGAGAGAAAGCCAAAGCCCCCGTATCGGGTGGGTACGCCTTTTCTCGTACCTTTTGCGACTTTATAACGGGGTTTCCGTCTTTGTCGCTCTTGTACTCCGTTTCCATTTCCGTAACGGTGTAACCAGTAGCCCTTTTGTACAACGAATTTTCCAACTTGTGCGTTAATGTTTCCCTGTACTTGCTGTGGGCTTTCTTTACAAGCTCTCTAAACTCTTTCTTTTCTTCCTGCCACCTATAGAATGTACCCTCTACAATTCCTGCCTTTACACACGCCTGCAATTGCGTATCTCCACTCGCTATTGAATTGAATATAACCTCTTTTGTCTCCTTGTTGTACTTTGCCATAACTTTTCACTCCTTTTTGTTCACTCAATTAGTATTTTTCCCTCTCCATTGCAACGTTGGCAAGTCTTTCGCCCCGTTATTCTCTCTAATATTGAAGATGAGTATATTGATTGTTCGCTGTATTTGGTGGGAATGCTTCCCCTCCCTTGACAGTGTATGCACTCTAACCAAGCACCCATAACTATTTTGTTTTGTCGTTTCCTTGCTCTGTACCCTCTTTTAACTCCTTGTAAAGCGTTATATACTTATCGTCCGAATACAACGGCGTGTAGCCTTTACGTTGATACCAACTTGCCGTAAATTTATCTTTTTCAGCCCACAAATAAGTATTCTTCGCTCCAAACCTGCGGCGTGCCTCGTTCTCTGCCTCCTCGAGTAACCTATTGCCATACCCTTTGCGCCTGTGCTCTTCCTCTACGCTTAACGAATAAATAGAGGCACTTGTGGTTATCTCATCGTCCACACCTACGCTACACGTACCAACGCCGTTGTTAAGCATTATTAGCGTGCTTTTTTCTAAACGATGATAAATGAACGAGTGCTGCTCGTCCTTTCTAACCTTAACGCCCTGTATCTTCTCTTTCACCGTTGAGGCTAAAAGACATATCGCCACCGTTAGTATTATTATAACTATTCCCATAATTCATTATTTTTTATCGTTACCTAATTGCTTTATTATCTTCTCTTCTCGCTTTGACAACTTCCATATTTGAGGCTGCTGCCTTTCCCTTACTTGCTCCTGTGCTCTCGCCTTATCCTTTGCCCTTTCCTCCGACAACAAATAACCGTCGCCGAAGATACTCTTTTTATACTCCTTTTGGCTGTCGAGTGCCGACACTTTCAACGTTTCCTCTTCCGTTGCGCTGAACTCCACACCATATTTTGACATCAAAGCAACGTTTGAAGACGTTGCCACGTATGCGGGGTACTCGTACTTTGCCAAAGTTACCAATTCTTTCCCGTTGTTTTCTTCGTTAGCCTTATTAAGTGCCTCGTATAGCTCGGGACACGAACGAAAGCGGACATTTCCGTTTAGGTTGGTGAGAAAAGACGTACATACCCTTGCTTTATTTTCGTATAGTACATTTATTCCTATACATATAGCCGTACACGTTTTCCCAGCATTGAATAACGTCAGCGACGGTGCAAAGAGAAAGAACTTTATACCCTTTTCGGTGTAATATCTTGTAATTTCAGCCAATATAGAGAACGGTGGGTTATCGAGGACGATGCTGTCTTTCTCGTATGGGTACTTTGTGTAGTCGCCATTAGGATAAAAGGGGCGTACTATCTTTGTTACGGTTAATTCCGTATTCCTTTTCGCACCACTCAACAACTGCCTCGTAAACATTTGTTGGCGTGTAGCAATCATCTGTCGTCTTCTTGACTTCAAATTTTGATACAAAGGCTTGATACTCTTCGTCATCTTCTGAAATCTCGTCTGCGTCCAACTTCGCCCTCAACTCCTGCATTGTCTTTTCGTACTCATCGCCTTGCGTGCTCCACTCTTTTGGCGTAGCTATATTCCATTGTTTAAGTTCTGCCTTATCCCATTGGTGCGCAACTTTCACCCAGTCGATAGTACCTTTAATGTCATTGTCAAGCATTGCTATGCGGCGTATCTTCTCAACGGGCGTATCTACTGGCAATGTTATAACTGGTATTTCTTTTTTGCCCAATTGTTTTTGAGCCTTTACCCTGCCATTGCCACCGATAACCACGTATTTGCCATTCAATGGAAAAACAATTGCCGCTCTTGCTACCGCCATTTCGGGCAATTCGCTAATGCTTTCTCGCAATTCGCTTTCCTCCTGCTCGGTGCGTATCATATAATTTTCGGGAACGCCTTTTATTTGCCCCTCGTTATATTCCACCAGCTCGGCACGCACCTGCTTTATGTTTATCTCGTTATTTGTCATAGTGTCTTTTAATTGAAAAATACCCAAAGCGACATCACGTCGGTAAGGGTACAATAAAACAATATATTAAGAATGAATTATCATTTTTTAGGTGTCAATATTATTTCAATATCCCACCCTTTCAAATCTTCGCTCATTTCTTCTTTAGCGGCTATGATATTTTGCATTAGCCGCTTTCCCAAATATTTTGAAATAGGAGCGTTTTTTTGCTCTTGACGATATACCGTGAAGTCTACTTCGGCATACTCGATAACACGCTTTTCGTTGTTTTCGAGGTCGTTTATAACAACGCCGTTGTCGGCGTATTCTAAGTTGTATTTTATATTTTTCATTATCTGTTGCAATCAATAGTTATACAAATGCCAGCTCTATTCCTGCCAGCGCATTTTGAACAATCGTGTTTCTTTGCTTGTTCGCAAATTTTCAAAGCCTCGTTTAAACGCTCTTCAAACGTTGTGTCAAAGGCTTTCAAAAGGTTGTTGTACAAACCTGCCATTTGCGCCATTGTACGCAATACCTCCTCTTTGCTTTGCTCTGCAAGCATATCACAACCGACAACCGTCATATAGTCATCTAATTTCCCCTTTAGTTCTGTACAATGAAAATTTAAACGAGTTATTGACGATAACAGATTTAACTCGAATTTTACACGGTCAAAACCTTTTCTTTTCTTCTTTGCCATTGTTTTTTTGATTTTTTGTTATTGATTTTCGGTGTATTCGCACTCGTCGAACAACGCCTTTACTTTTTCTTCTTCACCAGTAACAAAACACTCTGCCCTCTCTTTATCAAGTAGGGCTATTCCTGCAACTTCGCACCCAAATAGAGGTGCTTTTTCCTGCATCAAGCCTACCTTGTGAATTGTTGCTGTTATTCTTTTCTCCATTACTTGTTATTTACTTGCAAATATAATACTTTATTTTCGTTTTTCAAAATCTTTTTGCAAAAAAGTACAGCCAACGCCATAAAATAATATTTTTAACTCGACATCAAATACAGCGTCTTCTTTTCCCACCCACCAAAAAGCAATAGTTGGGTGCATAAACGCTTCATTTTCCGAAAGCTGCGCACATACAACACAACGCCATATTTGCCAAATTGGATAACTTTTTTCTTCATTGCTTATCTTTTAAAAGCTCGTTTGCTCTGTAAATTTCGCTATCGACTTGGTTCTCTAAGCCTTTAGATAGGCTTAACGCTTCTTTACTCCTCGTTTTGAAGTACTCTTTTTGCGCTGCCCTCATCTTTTCTACAAGCCTAAAGAACTCGTACGCTTTCTCCCTACTCATAGTTTATCCTCCAATGGCTTTTGCAATAGTAGCCAATCTTTATACGACACCTTGCAAATACGTGGGTACTCCACAATATCATCTTTGCCAAAATAGATGTTATAAATACCTAATTGCCCCTTTACTGGTAGCTCCACACATCGCACGGGGTTGCGCATCAACCAGCCCCACCCCGTTTTTATCTCGGCACGTCGGGCACGTGGTATTCGTGTTTTGTCCCAGTCTTCGGGCGTGAAATCTTCCACCCTTTTAACGTCGTAAAGCTCGACAAAGCCTAACACACAACCACTATCCAAATTTGGATAAACGGGCTTTTGACTGCTGCATATCAACAACCTACCTCGATAAGCTGTGCGGCGGCTTCGCACCTCGATACTCTTTGCACCATAGGTAACGCCTTTTTCGTCTTTGTAAGCAACGTTTACAAGGTCGCTCGCAAATGGTTGCTTTACTGTTAGTGCTCGATAGGCTGTGTGCTCCTTTTCGTTGAAATCTTTTTTTTCTACCTGCATATCTTTTTGTATTAAAGGGGCTTTCGCCCCTATTGGTTAAAACGGCAAGTCGTCATCTTGTGGTACTCCACCTTGTGGCGTTGTGCTTGCCCCTTGCTGTGTACTCGTTGGCTGTTGCCCTCCACTTGGTGGGGGTGGTGCTGGTGCGCCTTTTGGCTTTGGTGTCAGCAACTCCATTTTGTTGGCGTAAATTTCCGTTATATAACGCTTAACTTTGTTTTCATCGTCATAGCTCCTATAACGTATTTCGCCCTCAATATACAGCTTATCGCCTTTGTGCACATACTTTTCCGCAATATCGGCAAGTCCCCTGTATAATACCACGTTGTGCCACTCGGTACGCTCTGGCACTTTGTGCCCGTCTTTCGTCGTGAACTCGGGGACGGTGGTCGCTAAGCTTATTTGTACTACCTTATCGCCAGTGTCGAAAACGTGGACTTTTGGGTCTGCTCCCGTGTGTCCTAACAATGTAGCTCTGTTTACTGCCATAGCCCTAAAAATTTAATAATAAGGCTTGCTGCCGTGTATATGTAACAAAACACCGTTAGGGCAATAAAGCCCCAAAACACCAACTTATAACCTGTGCTAACTTCCATTTTCATTGTGTATTACTCCTTTCTTTTATTGTTATTCTCTTTATTGGTCTTGTTAATAAAATAAACAAATACCAACGACACCACAAAGGCTAAAAAGCCTAAAATATTTTCTAACATATTTATTTGAATTTTACGCCGTCAAAAAGGTATTCCGTTTTGCTCTCGCTCCACCCTGCGGCGTTGTTTAACATTTTTCTATCCTCGTCGTACTTGAACGAACAATACCACCCTCCGAAAGGTGCTTCACGCAACAATAACACCTGCCTGTTTAATATCAAGTGTCGATATTTGAAGTAGCCGCTATTTACATTTACAAAGGCGATACGCCTTGTTGCGTTTGGCTGTGGTGTTGGCTGTTGCTTCGCCTCTCTTCTGTGATAACGCTCGAAGTCAGAACGAACGCTTTGCCTTGACACCTCGCTATAATTAGGCTTCTTTACTCTCATATTTGCTTAAGCTGTTGTATTCTTTTGTCATTTGTTCGATAATAAGTGCGTTGCTTGGATAAATACGCATTGCCTTTCTATTGCCAACTTCCCATTGGTTGTGGTGCTTAAAGCATAGTATATTTACATTACGTACATCGTGTGCCGCTTCGGGAAACGCCCCTCGTGTGCGTATGTGTGAAATGTACGTCGCCGAATACCCTGTAAGGGGGCGCAAACACTCTTCGCATACGTGCGGATACATATCCCAGCAATAGCGATAAAATCTTTCGTTCTCGCTCGGCGTGTGTCCTTTTCCAAACAAATGGTGTTGTATTGCTACACGCACATTTATAGGCACATCAAAACGCCTGTCAATTAAAGGCTCAAAGCCTTTACTCTTTGCGTATTTGTAACACTCAACATCTTCTATCAAAATACCCATAACAAAAGAACATAAGCGGGGGCAATAAACGCCCCCACGTTATTTTACATTTCGGGGTTTTCCTCCCCTTGCTCGTTATCGTTGCCTTGCTCCTCATCGTCGCCAAACAATGTTAGCTCGGCTTTCTTGCCTTTGAACAAAAAGGCGTAAACCTCGCTTTCTATCTCGGCTATGATGCTCTCAAGCTCTTCCTCAAAGCCCCAAGTTTCGGTTGAGAAACGCAAGCGTGGCGAGTTGATGCAAACTTTCTGCTCGTTGGCAACGGTAAACAAGCCAGTAAGCACAACACCTACTTTGTCATCTTTGCCACTAAGACTAACACCTCGTACCTCTATTTTTTCAAGGCACTGCTCTGCGTGATTATCGGCAAGTTCTTTTTGTCTTTCCCTTGCTTTGAACTCGTCAGTAGCTACAAGCGTCTTAAATGATGTTATGTTAAACACTCTTCCCATAATAGGGCGCAAGCGTTTAAACAACTCTTTCAAATCGGGGTGAGTGTCCTTTGCGCTCTCGATGTGGTACTTATTGGTGTATGTTTCAGTACCTACCACCTCGACTACTTCGTAATGGACGTCCAAGCCTCCGTCCTTAATAACTTTTACCTTGTTTAAGGCGAAATTGCTTTCACTTGGAATTGGCATTTTTTCTGTTTCCATAATTCAATAATTTTTAAATGTTTAAATATAACTTTGACCTTTCAGCCCTTATCTTTTTTCATAGGGCTGCCGATGTAAAATATTAACCAAACGAATAAAGCTAACACTATCGAAATGCTGCCCAATGCAAAGTACTCCATTTAGAAGTCTTCCATATTTAGCCCCTTTGGCTTTGCACCTGTTGAGACTTCGTTCTCTTTTCCACCACTCGCCGTTGGCATTTGTACTGGCTCATCGTCAAATATTCCCTGCGCCTTGCCTATCTTCATTTTTTGCGTTGGCTTTACGTCGGCTTTCTTCTCTTCCTTGTGTGTAGGCTTCCCTCTTCGTTGTACTCTTTTTGCTTCAACTCAACGATACCTTTTTCAACAAGCACTGGTAAACAAGCTGCCAATGCTTTTACGTCCTCGCCTGCATCGTGGGCGTTGAACGTCTTGCCGTCAAAACATTTGGCGTACAGTTCCTCGAGCGTCGGGAATTTGCCCACTCGACCGTCTGCAAATTTCGCCTGCACGAACTTGATTGTTTTCATCATCGTATCGACACGCTTCCCTTTGAACAACGCCACATCAACCACACTGTCGTAATACTCCTGCCCCAAATAGCGCATTATGTTCGCCTTTATTATTGAGGTATCAAAGTAGATGTTGTGAGCACACACAAGCGGCGAGTTGCCGCAATCTTTTATGAACTCTTGAATAACATCTACAAAGGGAGCACCCTCCTGCATCGCTATTTCGGTAGATATACCGTGTATCTTTACCACCTCTTCGGGTATCTCGTATGGTACGCCTTTAGGGTCTATTGGCTTAATAACGTGTGAGTGCAACTCACCGTCTTTCAGCCACGCCAATTGCGCAATATATGGGAATTCGTTGAAATCTTTGTCCCACTTTTTGCCCCTTGCGGGCACTCCTGTCGTTTCCGTGTCGAAAAACAACACATCGTTAATTTTGTACTCCATTTTTACTTAAATTTTATTGTTAAATCGTAATTTTTTATGTATTTTGTATATGCTTTGCGTGTCAGCCATTCACACCCACAACGCAAGCACTTAACACGGCTAAAGCCTTTAGGCGTATAGCAATAACGGTTTACTCGCCACGTTGGCAATGGGTAAAATCTCGGCATTTGTCCACACTTGCAAAACATATCAAAGTTTTTCTATTTGGTTTCTTAATTCTTCACGCCTCTCTCTTATTTCTTCAATTAATGCCTTACGTATTATATTATATACGTTTTTGGAAATTTCAAAACAAGTCCCATTAATTTGCAGTGAAATACTACAACGTTCGTGCAACCTTTCATTATTCCTTTGTAATTCTCTAAATTCTTTAAATAGCTCTTGCGCTAAATCTATATTTTCTAACTTCATATCACCTTTGGGTTTTCAATAAAAACGTTTAAATCTTCTGCCGCAAATTGCTTTATGAACTCTATGTGCTCTATTAGCACATCATTCCCACAGTTGGCGGCACTCTTTAGCTCTGTTATGTACTCACCCGTTTCAATATTTGGCGTTTGCTCGTGCATAACGGGGCTTTGTTCTCGCAAAAATAGCTCTGTTTCCTCTTCCGTTTTCCGCTCTCCAAGCTCCAATAAGGCGTGCTTTACTGTCGGTACTACATAGTTGAAATAATACCCTTTCAAAGCCTCGCTTGTTGATTTTGGTGCAACGAAAAAGCGAACTACAACACGTTTTCCCTTGTGTTTTTTGAGAAATTCGTTTACCTCTCCCATATAGAGAGAAAGTTTGCCGTTATCATTTACAACGCCTGTGGCTGTAATATCATTTCTCATCTTGCAACTGTTTTATTGTCCTTTGTGCTGCATCATCGCCTATCGCCTTTATAAAGCTACGGCAAACACTTGATAAGGAACTATTTTTGCTTAACACAGCCGTATATTCAACAATGAAATTTCCAACTGACAAGTCCAAATAATCTATTGGGTGGCGTTTCATTTCTCGCCCTGCCATATAGACTTTTTCTCTGTAATCTCGCCGTTCAGCTTTCAAGCCATTTATAATATTTTCGGCGTTCTTTTGGAACTCTACCGTTAATATCAAA